CGCCGTCTACCCGAAGCAGTACAAGTCCTTCACCGTGCACAAGAACCTGGTGGAGGACATCGACGCGTCGCACGTCAACAACCTCCAGGACGAGGTGCTGGCCCTTCAGCAGACCCTGGGTATCCTGCCGCACCAGGACACCGGCCTGAAGATGAAGACCAACACCTACGCCTCCGTCGCGGCCCGGCTCGACGCCATCCAGCGCGGCCAGGGCATACCGGCCTGCTACGTGTCCAAGACCTCGGACTCCGTCAAGGGCGGCGCGACCAAGACGATCTCGTTCACCAGGCCCGCTGCCAGCGCCGACCCCGAGGGACTGTTCAACGGCCACTCGATCACGGCCAACCGCTCCGGCTGGTGGATCGTCTTCGGCCGCGTCATGTGGGCCAACGCCACCGGAGCCAGCGCCGCAGGTGCTGACCGACAGATCAACATCGCAGTCGGCGGCAGCCAGGTGATGTCCCAGGACCTCCCGCCCATCTCCGACGGCAACTCCCACATGCACATCGGCTGGCAGGGCTGGGTCACCGCAGGCAAGACCATCGACCTGTCCCTCTACCACCCGCTGACCACCAAGACCCTGCAACTCCAGAACCTGCACCTGAGCGCGGTCATGATCCGGGAGGCGTGACGTGGGAACGTACGGCGTCTCCATCTACGGGCTGTCGCAATACGGGACGGACATCCACCCCGACTTCGACGTCAGCCCGTTCACAGCCACGCCCGTGGACTACTCCACCGTGCTGCTGGACTGGAAGGCCCCGGCCGGAGCGTGGGACTCCCTGCGCCTGATCCGCAACCGGTACGGGTGGGCCGTCAACGAGAACGACGGCGAGATCCTGCTCGACCAGACCCACACCGCGACCTCGTTCTCCGACAAGGGCGTGGTCGGCGGCCACTGGCTGTACTACACGATCTTCATCTCCGCGTCCGGCCAGTGGTCCCGGGCGGGCACCGTCTCCTGCCTGATGCCGAAGAACAACGGCTACACCCAGCGGCTGTACGACCTGATCCCCGACCACTACAAGGTCGACGTCCAGTCCGGCAACAACCTCACCGACGACTCCAACACCCTCAACCCGTACCTGACCCCGTTCCTGTCCATCTTCGGGTTCGGGTTCGACATGGTGCGCAGCTACTACGACTCCAACCGGTACACCAACGACGCGATGCGTACCCGCTTCGACAACGTCGCCCAGTTGGCTGCCCAGTTCGGCATCCAGTACGAAGCCAGCACGCCCGCGTACCTGTTCCGCCAGCGGGTGCGCGACGCCGCGACCCTCGGACGGCAGAAGGGCACCCTGGAGCAGATCCGCTCCATCATCTCCGAGACCACCGGCTACGACTCGGACCTGAGCATCGGCGACAACCTGATGCTCTCCGACGACCAGGCCGACTTCGACCACCCGACGTTCCCGCAGTGGGACTCGGGCGTGAACTACGCCTCCGGGGAGAAAGTGGAGTTCGGCTCGTACCTGTACCAGGCAGGCTCCTCCGGCGCGTACGGGCAGGCACAGGCACCCACCGGCACCAACGCCTCCAACGCGTACTGGACCGTCGTCTCGTACGGCACCGACTCCACCCTGGTCGACGCCAACGGACACGTCGCGGGCTGGGAAGAGGTCTCCTTCACCGCAGGCGTCACCCCAGGCACCAACGGCGTCCTGGTCGGCATCGGTGTGCAGAACCCCACCAACTCCGACGACAAGGCCGGGAACGCCCTGTGGGTCCGCAACACCAACTCGGGCGGCTCGGTCGCCACGATGGGTGTGCGCTCCGTCGGCCGTCTCTCTGGCCAGTCGACGATGGACCCGCAGCAGCCGGTCCTGTTCGGCGTGCCCGTGCCTTACACCTGGCAGGCGTGGGACAACAACGCCGAGTACCTGCCCGGCGACATGGTCATCTACCACGGCCGGGTCTACCAGGCGCTCACCGCGTCCCTGAACGTCACCCCGCCGGACACCCCGACCGCGAACGCACAGTGGACCCCGCTGGGCTACGACGACCGCGTGCAGATGTGCCTGTCCGGCTACGCGCAGGCGTACTCCGGCGAGCAGGTCAACGTGTACCCGTTCGTCGAGTACTACGACTCCCACGGCTCCCTGATCACCGCGCTGTACTCGGACACCGTCCCGGCCTACCAGGTCCTGGACTCCTTCTCCCAGGGATGGAACGACTGGACCACCCGCACCACCGACCTGGGCTCCGCGTCCTGGACCGAGACGCTGGGTCAGTGGACCTCCGGCGGTTACTCGGGAGGCTGTGCCTACCCGGTCGGCACCACCGCGTCCATCGCCACCATCCCGGGCCACGCTGACGGCACGGTCTCGGCGACGTTCCTGACCAACCCCGGCAACACCCTCAAGCAGGGCGCAATCTTCCGCCTCCAGGACTCCAGCAACTACTGGCGGGCCGGAAGGACAGCGCTCTATCTCGTCCAGTCGGGCGCGGTCACAGGGACCTTCACCTACTCGACCTCCTTCTCGGACGGTGACCGGGTCACGGCCGCCTTCTCGGGGAGCAACATCACGATCTACCGGAACGGAACCCAGGTGCTCACCATCACCAACTCGGCGCTCAGCACCGCCACCAAGGTCGGGATGGCGGTGACCTGATGACCACCCACAGCATCACCTTCGTCAACGACGACGACTGGTCCCCGACCGTCACCGTCTCCGGCAGCATCGTCGGCCGACGCTTCCGCGTGTTCGGTCCCACGATCGGCGGCCCGGTCACCATCGACGGCACGCTGGCCATCAAGATCCCGCGCCCGCAGCCGCTCGCGCCCGAGGCCGGACAGATCTCCTTCCAGGGCCACCTCTCGGCCGGAGTGAAGGCGCCCGCCGCAGCGTTCAAGGACTTCGCCCACTACCCGTACGCGGGCACCGACCCGGCCATGGCGTGGATCGGGATCAACTCCGGCACCCTGAAGTCGGCCGTCGCGGGCTCCTACAGCCGCCCCTACGCCGCGTTCACCGGCCCCGTCGACTACCCGGTATCCGGGGGCGGCTACGCCTGGAAGCGGGCCGCGTACGCCTCCGTCGGGTTCAAGTTCGCGAGCATGTCGGCGAACAAGCACCAGATCCTGGACGCCGTGCAACTGGAGGCACTGCCCGTGGTCTCCACCGGCCCGAGCGCGTACCAGAACGCCCGTGAGATCCAGGCCGTCATCAAGCCGACCCGGCTGAACTACGCCGCCAACCCCAACTTCGAGAGCGCACTGACCGGTTACAGCCCTACCGGCCAGGCCACGCACGCGCTGGACTCCTTCTGCTGGCAGGGCACACAGTCCCTCAAGGTCACCGTGCCCACCTCGGCCACGGCGGACAGCGGTCTGTCCTTCCAGGTGACCGGGCTGATCCCGGGCCGCACGTACACCATGAGCGCCCGCGTGGCCATCGCCCAGGGTTGCGGGGACATTGCACCGTGGTCCGGGACCGGCTCAGTGCAGACCGCCTCGGCGAAGTGGACGCAGTCCGCCAAGCGTGCGGACCCGAAGAACAAGCGGTGGCGCACCATGTACGTCACCTTCACGACCTCGGCGTCCTCCCTGTACGTCGGCCTGAACGTGCTCAAGTCCACGATGACCCCGGGCACGGCCAGCATCTTCTGGGCCGACGGGGTCCTGGTCGAGGAGGGCTCCGCCGTCCGCGACTACTTCGACGGCTCGTTCGGCTCGGACTACCTGTGGGAGCAGGGCGGCAGCCCCAACCTGGCCCGCTCGTACTTCTACGAGAACTACGTCGAGCGCAGTTACCTCATCCGCACCCTGCTCGAAGAGAATGTTCCTCTGGGAATCACGGCGGCCGTACCGCAGTACGCCGTTCTGCCGACTCAGTAACCCCGACCCGTAAGGATCCGCATGTTCACCAACTACGCCGACGCTGGCGCGCTCGCCGTCGGTCTGGTCCTGCCCGCCATCGTGGCCGTGTTCACCAGGCCCTCGACCAACTCCACCGTCAAGGGTGTCACGCACGCCGTCCTGGCCGTCGCCACGGGCGCCCTGGCCACCTACAAGGCCGACCCGTCGCACTTCATGTGGGCCCCTGCGGTCATCGCCGCGTTCCTGGCCTGGCTGTCCGGCACGACCTTCTACCACTCGTTGCTGAAGAAGTACTCGTGGTTCGCCGCGCTCCAGAACCTGCTCGTGTCCGACGTCGAGAGCCGTCTTAATATCGGCGGCGCCGACATCGAGACCTACTTCCTCGCGGCGCAGGCGGCCGAGGAGTCCGAGGACGAGCAGGGCATCACCAACGACTTCCCCTTGAGCACCGACGTCATCGAGTCCGGCGTGGAGGAGGCGGTCAAGGCGGCCGAGGAGATCCCCGTCGTCGGCACCGTGGTCCAGAACTTCGAGTCGGTCGCGGTCCCGGCCATCGTCACGGTCGTCGAGAACTCCACCCCCGCCGTCGCCGCGACGTCCAGCGGCCTGGGACCGAGGGCGTTCTGACCATGGACTGGTTCCGGTTGCTGCTGATCGCCTTCGCCACCTTCACCGCGTGGGAGTGGCTGCGCGACATCCTGCCCCCGATCCCGGCCGCGCTCCAGCCGCTGGTCGTCGTGGGCCTGGCCTACGGTGCGCAGCGTGTTCCCGGCCCGTGGCTGGCCGCTGTGGCGGCTGCCGGAGTCGTGGCGGTGCTGCACACGCAGGTGCGGGGGAGCGGGCCGGAGACGTCCTCTCTGCGCTTCCCGCGCAGGCATCCGGCCACCGGGCGGAGAGTCCCCGACCTCCCCTGATTGTCAAGCACAAGCAAAACCCCGCTAGACAAGCGGGGTTTTCTTGCTTTTAGAAGCCGTAATGGCTAAGGTCTTCCTTGTTGCCAACCACGGCAGCGACCACCACAACGCTGGAGCAGACTTGAGCAAGCAGCCCATCACCCTGGCCTTCGCTGGTTCCGCCGACATCGACCCCGAGAACGTCAAGGACCTCCTCAACGACTGGCTCGGCTTCGGCGACGAGGACAAGGACGGCTTCTTCGAGCCGAGCGACCGCGAGGTCAACCTGATCTTCCCGGTCACCCGGGAGCACCTGTCCGACGGCCTGGAAGCGGTCCTCGGCTGGGCCGAGAAGGCCGACCTCCCCTACGTCGCCGTCGCCGACAACAAGCGCAGCCGCGCCACCGAGCAGATCCTCAAGGACGCCGAGGAGACCGTCCACGTCGCCAACGTCACGGCGGGCGTCGTCGATCTGCTGAAGAAGGCCGACAGCGTCGGCGACGAGGTCCACGTCATCCTCCTGTGGGGTGACGAGGGCAGCGAGCAGGCCGAACTCCTCCTGGACGCTGCCGACCAGGCGGGCATCAAGGCCAAGGACCTCACCGCCGGACTCGACGACATCTCCTTCGGAGAGCAGCCGCAGGCCGAGGAGCCGGAAGAGGAGCCCCAGCCCGAGCCGGAGCCGGAGCCCGAGCCGGAGGCCCCCAAGCGCGGCCGTCGCCGTGGCCGCCGCGCCGAGCCGGAAGAGGCCGAGCCGGAGGAGGAGCCGCTGACCGAGGAGGACGCACCGGAGGAGCCCAAGGCCGAGGAGCCCAAGCGTGGCCGTCGCGGTCGCCAGGCCGACCCCGAGCCGGAGCCGGAGCCCGAGAAGCAGCAGGAGGACCTGGAGCAGGAGGTCAACCGCGCCGCGCAGAAGATCCAGCGCGAGGCCGCACCGGTCTCCGACAAGGAGATCGACCTCATCCTCATCGGCAACGCTTTGGAGGGTGCCTACAACGCCTTCCGTCTGGAGGACGAGCGCAACGCGGTCATCAACCAGGCCGAGGTCCGCCTCCGTCCGCTGACGGAACTGCTGGCCAAGGCGCTTAATATCGTCGCCGACTCGGTCCACGACAAGGAGGCCGAGAAGCAGGAGCGCCCGGCCGAGAAGAAGGCCGAGGAGCCGGAGGAGCAGGAGCAGACCTCCGGACGCCGTCGCCGTGGTCGGCCGCGCGATGAGAGCAAGACGTTTGCCTTCCTGGTCGACGACGAGGGCAACTACAGCCGTCGTGGCCGTGGACGCATCCCGGCCGGACAGACCGTCGTACACCTGACCCGGGCGGAGATCGAGGAGAAGGGCCTCGAACTCGACTCGGAGTGAGTAACGCAAAAGCCCCCGGCGCTGAAGAGGTTCGAGACCTCAATTCACTGCCGGGGGCTTTTGCCCACCACACCCCGAGGCCCACCACAAACCCCGAGATGGGAAGAACCTAACATGCTCAGCCGACTTAATATCAACGGCGAGGCGGCCCGATGAGCCTTGCCATTCAGTTGGAGGTCTACCGCTCCAAGCACACCCGCTTGGCGGCCCGTCTGGTGCTGCTGGCGATGGCGGACGCAGCCAACGACACCCACCGGATGTGCTGGGAGTCCGTGGGCACGATCGCCAGCAAGGCGAACATCGGTGAGCGGCAGACGTACAACGTGCTGCGCGACCTGGAGGAGCGCCGGATCGTCGAGCGCGTTCCCGACGAGGAGAAGCCTCCGGAGGCGCTTCGGTACAAGTCCGTTGTGCGCAGGATTCGACCGGTTGAGGACTGGCTCGAAGAGGCCGCGCAAGCCGAAGTTGATATGCAAAATTTGCAGGGCCCAAATCAGGACAAGGCCCCACTGCAAACTTTGCAGGGTGCAGAGTTTTCATCCAACCCCAATAACCAACTGGAAGTTAGAGATATAGAAGAAACTTCGTTTCTTCCACCGCGCCGGTCGGCACGGTCTGATCCCGGCGGAGCCGAGGAGATCTCTATCCGGCCGGGTGCCAAGGGGTGGGACGCGGTCCGCGCTCCGCGCAAGGGCGGCCGGAAGAAGACCCGGAAGCAGGTGGCCGAGGAAGCCGCCCTGGCGGAGAAGGAACTCGACCCGGCGTACGTCGTGGCCCAGGCCCTCGGCGAGGGAGATCCAGGAGGCAGCCCCGCTGGCCGTCTCCCGGCCTCGGACGGTGACCTGGCCCCTCCGGTCCAGCGACCTCGTGAGAAGCGCTCCAGGAGGCCGTCGGAGGAACTGGCCGAGTTCTTCGGGAAGCGGGCCGAGGAGGTAGGTCACCCGGTCCCCGGCGCCACCAACCTCCAGGCCCTCTCCGGACAGTTCGGCCGGTGGATGCGCGAGGGCCTGGAGCGGCAGGTGATCCGGCAGATGATCATCACCTACTGGTCCGTGTCCTGGAACCGCTCGGAGAACATCGTCGCCTGGAAGGACTTCCTTGGTGCCCGGGGTCTGCTGACCGAGCGGCTGGGCAAGGCCGAGAGCGACATGGAGAAGCACCGGCACGACGAGTCCTACTGGGACTGATGCCATCAGGGGCGGGCTGCTACGGCGGTCCGCCCCTTACGTTTACCCAAAGACGTATTCCGAAAGACGTAATCTGTGGTAGCCTCCTGAACGTTGAACCACCACCACACAAGGAGGCAACCGTGGCGACAGACCCCCGGGTCCACGCCTTGCGGCTCAAGGAGTACAACGTCCCGGCGCACTACCGGCACCTCCGCCTTAATACCGTGGCGGACGCTCCCGAGCGCGCCGCCTGCAAGACCTGGCTCGACGAACTGCGCGACCACTACGTCACCGACAAGCGGCCCCTCACGGAGTACCCGGAGGACTGGTCGCAGATCGGCAAGGGTCTGCTGATCGTCGGCCCGCCCGGCACCGGCAAGACGACGCTCGCCACGGCCACGCTGCTGGAGGTCTACTACACGCACCGGCTCCCGGTGCACTGGCTGGCCTACGCCGACTTCGTGAAGGACTCCATCGAGAAGATGGGCCTCCAGGACCGCAGCGAGCCCGAGGCCATCTCCCGCTGGTGGGAGATCCAGGACAAGATCGTGGCGGCCGAGAAGGCCCCCGTCCTCGTCCTGGACGACGTCGGCAAGGAGCACCGGACCAAGACCGGGTACGCCGAGGGCCTGCTGGACACCCTGCTGCGCCAGCGGCACCGCGAGGCCCGGCCCACGATCGTCACCTCGAACCTCCCGCCCAGGGAGTGGGGAGCCGTCTACAACCCCACGATGGGCTCCTTCATCCAGCAGGCATTCACGCAGGTCAAGTTGATCGGAGAGGACCGCCGTGCAGCATGAGCAACTGGCTCTTCCGTTCGAGGACGAGGTTTTGGTGGTTCTCTACAAACGAGAGGCCGAGTCCCGAAGCCTCCGGGCGTACTGGGACGCGCTGGAGTACACCGTCCGCGTCCGCGTGAAGTCCCTCGGCTTCACCATCAAGCGCTCCAGCCGGGAGTCCTGGTACGAGGACGGGCGCCTTAATATCCAGCTCCGCGCAGAGGCGGAGCGCACCTGATGGAACGGGGCGACATCTCCAACGAGGTCGTCCCGCGCTTGGTCATCGCGTACGAAGGCATGCTCGGCGTCCTGCCCGAGAAGCCCGAGGGGTACGTCACCGAGCTGGTCGCCCGCAAGTTCGGGCGCCGGGCTCGGCAGGCCAAGCGGACCGTGGACGCATACGAGATCAACGACGCGCTGGCCCGGGTCATCTGGGACACCGTCTGGCGGTTCAAGTACTCGGTCGACGTCGTCACCTACCTCGGAGACGACGCCGTCGAGCCCCTGGAGGCCCGCCTGGACGCCGAGGGACTTCCCATCGGTCGGGTGTGGGCCACGACCCCGGAGCGGCTGGCCAGGCGCCTGCCCTACATGCCGGACGTCGCCGCGATCTTCGACAACGAACACCACCTGATCTTCGGCAGCAAGGGCCGTGCCCTGCCCGCCGCACCCACCACCCTGATCGGAGCACTGTAAGTGGCTGACTTCGAGCGGCTGCTCGTCTCCCGCGTCATCCAGGACAAGGACCTGGCCGTCGTCGCGGACGCGGGCGTCACCGCCGAGTTCTTCGGCGACCCGGACAACAAGGCCGTCTTCAAGGCGATCCTGCGGCACAAGGCCACGTACGGCGAGATCCCCAGCCTCGCGACCATCAAGACCGACTTCCCGATGTACCGGTTCGTCAAGGTCGAGGACAGCATGCAGGTGCTGACCGACCGGCTGCGCGAGCAGCACACCCTGGCGCTGCTGGAGCAGGGCCTGGCGGACTCGGTCGACGCTCACGAGGAGGGCAACGCAACCGGCGCGATGGAGGCGCTGGCCCGCACGCTGGCATCCATCGCCTCGGCCGTCCCCAACGCCCGCGACACCGACCTGACGGAGACCGGCCAGGAACGCCTTGCGCGGTACCTCACGCTCAAGGACCTGCCCGACGGGCTCCGGGGTGTGCCGACCGGCTTCAACACGATCGACAGGGCCACTCAGGGCCTCCAGAAGGAGCAGTTGGTCACCTTCGTCGGCCCGCCGAAGGCTGGTAAGTCGACGCTGCTGTTGTTGGCCGCCATGGCCGCGCACCTGTACGGCGAACGCCCGCTTTTCATTGGCTTCGAGATGTCGAATGAGGAGCAGGAGGAACGTTTCGACGCTATCCGTGCGGGGATCTCCCACGCCCGGCTGCGGAACGGAACTCTGAAGAAGGCCGAGTGGGACAAACTCGAAAGGGCCCTGCGGGAACTGGAGGCCATGCCTTCGTTCTTCCTGTCCTCGGACTCCATGAATGCGACGACGCTTACCGGTGTGCAGTCGAAGATTGACGCCATTCGGCCGACGATCGTATTCGTGGACGGCATCTACATGATGCAGGACGAACTCGGCGAGGCTCAGGGATCCAGTCAGGCGCTTACCAACCTCACCCGAGGATTCAAGCGCATGGCGAAGAACCTTCAGATACCCCTGGTCATTTCCACGCAGGTCCTGGAATGGAAGATGAACAAGAAGAAGGGGATCACCTCCGACTCGATCGGATACTCGTCCTCCTTCGCCCAGGACTCCGACGTGATTCTCGGTGTGGAATCCACCGAGGACGCGAACATCAACAAGATCAAGGTCGTCCTGGCCCGTAACTGCCCGCCCCTGGAGACGTACTGCCAGTGGGACTGGGAGACCGGGAAGTTCGAGGAACTGAACGAGGACCCGTTCGCCATGGACGACGTGAACACCGACGGCTATGTCGGATCGTTCTGACCCCCGGCTGGTCGTCCTCGCGGGGAACTTCCGCGAGTTCCAGTTCTGGTGCAGGGAGAACGAACGCAATCCCCGTGACCGGAATCTGATATACGCCAGCGAATTCCACCGGCTGCGCGGCCTGGGAAAGGTCCGGTACATCACGTACGGAACCTGGTACCTGCGCCGCGACGCCTGGGAGATCAAGAACTACCTCGACTACCTGGTAAGGAGAGAGCAGTGCCCCGAGCAAAGGCCGGGTGGGACGCCATTGGCAACCCCATCCCCGGAAACGTGACAGCCTGCCTCGACACCCTCGAACTGGAATACAAAGTCCAGGGCGACGAGATTCATATGCCCTGCCCCATGCACGAGCAGCGCACCGGAAAGAAAGACGCACACCCATCCTTTTCCATAAACTACGACGAGGGATATTTCAACTGCTTCTCCTGCGGATACCGTGGCGCGTTCTGGGTCCTCGTCCGGGACGTCCACGAGATCTCCGAGGCCGACGCCAAGAACTGGGTCAGGCGCAGGGGAGGAGCGGAGCGGGTCCGGAAGTACCTGGAGAAGAAGAAGGAGCAGCGCGCCGACAAGGCCGACACGACGAAGCAGATCAATGAGGCGTCGCTGGCCCTGTACACCGTGCCTCCGCTGAGTGCCTGCGCCGAGCGGCTGTTCATGCCGGAGGACGCGGAGGCGTGCGGGGTGCTGTGGGATCCGGCCCGGGACATGTGGATCGTTCCGGTGCGCGACCCGGACACCGGGATGCTGTGGGGCTGGCAGGAGAAGAACGCCCGGTACTTCCGCAACCGGCCGCCGGGCATGGCCAAGTC